AATTTATATTGTCGACGAAACTCTCGAAAATTATCACCAGTATTAGCGGAGTTTTTCAACTTCAACCATACATAGCAGTGTTGACGGAAATGATGCATAGTATTGGCAGAAGCGGTGCATATAACACCACTCTTCATACCTCCAAAAACTTGGACTACAATACCATCAGGCATCATTCCATAACTTTCAATAGCTTCACCGAAATAATTAATCATCCGATTACGATTTTCTTCGGTTCTGTATACAGGATCTAAGGATTCCCAATACAATTCACAAACATCCCAGAGAGCATCTCCAAAGAAATTTGTGTCCCAATTACTACCATCCATGTCCATAACTGAACAACCAAGAAACTGACTCATGACATTATTCCATTCTCTTCCAAAACGACTCATACCAATAGTATGGCAAGAAAGATCACGGCGATCACGAAGTTTATCTTGAGCATCAGATAGTAATCGAGCACCATTAAAATGATGTGTAGCAGGGGCTGACCAAAAAAGGCGCGTTTTATTCGCGACAACTTTTTCAAAAGGTCTAAGCTCATCCTTAGAATCACAACCAAAAAGGCAAAAACTCAAACCGAGATAACAACAGTTATCCCAGTAAGTATTAATAACATTGCGACCTTCCGGATCAGCAATCATTTCACCTTTTGTCTTCCAACGTCCAACAAAGCAGCGACCAGGACTCTTTGATAAATCCATTTTTGCTAAAACTTCATCTAGAGATAAAACCCTAGAATTACACATGAGAGGCAAAAATTCATCAAACATCCAAGCCTTAGAGATTGCCCAAAGCTCAAGATCTACACCAGGAGGAACATTATATGTCCTACAACTTTTAACGAGACCTTGATAACTGGCTAGCAAATTCATAGCAGCAGGCACATAAGGTAATTCCTGTATATCAATACTCTCTTCCTTACGCGTCCACTTCACACTATCAACTATTTTTTGAATACCAAAACGCTTTTTAAGGTTTGGTTTATCTTTCAAAAATTCTAAGAAGATAGGATCTAGCTTAAAACCAGTCTTGAGCTCCCTCATTCGGAGGTTACTGCCTATTACGTTACAATAAGCGAGGTAGGGTTGCATGAGTGTGGCTACACTTTTCGGCCATCGCCAACGGTTTGAAAAACCGTTCATCAAAAATTCTCCTTCCACACCCTGAGAAGGACTTGATGGCCGAAAAGCGTGACGCATTAAAAAACCGACATCACAACCTCAATTGGAATAAATCCATTACAAGGTTGTGAACCCCACTGGTGAATACCAGCTACACCTCCAAAATCTACAATAATTGGAGCAGCACATGTACCAGCCATGGAGGATGCAGTATGAATACCTTTATCATATGTAGCATCACCAGCATAAATTAAATGACGTCTAGGATCATTAGGATCAAAATAAGGTAATAAGCATTTCTTTGTGCCAACAAATTTCTTACAAGGCTTTAAAGATTGCATACCTTCAGGTTTTTCTAAAAGAATAATAT